AGTTGGCTCAGTTGGCTCAGTTGGCTCAGTTGGCTCAGTTGGCTCAGTTGGCTCAGTTGGCTCGGTTGGCTCGGTTGGCTCGGTTGGCTCGCTCTCAAAAATCTGTTTAGGATTAACTAACGATCTTGACTTAGTAACGAGCGTAAACTGAGATTGATCGTCAAAATAGATTGTGTTATCTAGTTCTGCGAAGCCAGTTAAGATTAAAATGTTGCCATGAAAGTCACTGACATCATCAGTCATACCAGCAGGGCCATTAGGCGCGTCTTTAATATATTTAATTTTCATAGTGACCTCGTGTTTTTTATGAGTAGATACTGATGCAGATAACGGGAGGTGGCACACCAATACCTACTCATAAAAAACCTCACGTTTGACGGTGAGGTTTTTTTATTCAATTATTTAAGGTTAATTTATACCAGCTGAGAGTAATCGATATAAGCGGCTGCGATGGTACGGCGTTTAGCCCAAGTGATATGGCGCTCAGCTCGAATGGCAGTCATGTTTTGTTGCCATAGATTGACCAAGGTAGTTGCACCCATATCGATGGTAGCTTGGTCGCTGAAGGCAACCTCAACATCACCATCATCGGCAAGGTAGAGCTCAGATGGTTTGACCAATGCGATTACTTCACCTGCATTCTCAGATTCAATAACAGGCAATCCATCTAAGGTTTTTTCACCAGGACCGTTCGCCATGCCACGGTAGTACGGGTTGCCTAATGCATCGCGTAAACGCCCCATAGCACTAGCGCGGGTTGCGCTCATAATGTAGTGAGCGCCTGTTAGTGAAAGATTTTTACTGATGAACTCATCATTCAAGGCGGCCAAATCCGCATCATATTCGGCTGTTGTTTTACCCGTAGCAGCAATCTTGGTAGCACCGTTCAATACGCCAGCTGGACGTGTAGAAGTTTGTGCAGCGTCATCCATAAATGTAGTATCGATAAGCGTGGCTGATGCTTCGACCAAATCATTGAGTAACATCTGGTCAGTGCTAGGTGTTGATAGTTTTAGCAAATCATCAGTACGAACAACAATACCAGCAAGTTTATGATGCTTGATTTCTACAGTGTTAAATGTCGGGTTGGTAGCTGGTTTCGGTGCACCTTCGCCTACCCATGCCGCTGTTGATCCAGTTCCTTGACCTGGAATGGTCGTATTAAATGGAGCGACACGCATCATAGAAGCAAGTTTATCAACGATAGTCTCTGCTCGTAATAGCTCAACGAACTCACCTGCGAGCTGATTCTCAACAATCAAAGCGCTGGAGTTTGATGTATCAAGCACCACAGCCTTTTCAAGCGCTTGGATGACACGCGGGTCCATACCTTGCGACTTTGCAACGTCAAGCGGAGTGATGTAGTTGCCTTTCTTTTGCTGTAGTACTGCGAGTGCTTTCGCTTTAGCAAGCTGGGCGAAGCCAATACCTTTTTTAGCATGGTTTGGTTTAACAGTGATGCCTTTAGCCGCTTTCTCAGGTTCTGCTGCACCATCTGCGCTAGCGGCTGCTTGGTCTGGGTCTTCGCCAGCGGCAGGGGTGGCATTGGCTGCCGCTGTTGCTACATCAGCGATAAATCCTTCGACACGTGCCAAGTTGGTTTCGAGTCGAGCGATGTCATCTTCAACGGCTTTGACCTCTGCTTCTTCGTCGTCGCTAGTTGTGCGTTTTTCAGTAGCAGCTTTAGTGATAATGCCACCGATTTTGCCTTTCTTAGATTTGATAGTCGCAAGGATTTGCGCGCGTTGTTGTTCCCATGTCATGGCTTACTCTCCAGATATTAATGATATGCTGCCCTGATTAGGGTCAACTAAGTTGATTATTCGTGATGGTGGTGGATTTGGAACGCTAGTATTGCTAGGCGCTTTTGTTTGGGTGTTTGGTACTGCTGGGTCGGGCGCTGCGTTTGAAGGCGAGGTCGCAGGGTTTTGAGCGTCCGAAAATGCTTGTTTGATTTTTTTGACGCTGGTTATTTGCCCATCAGGGTTTGCTGGTACTGTGACAGCGGATAATTCGTACCATTCCCACTCTTTAACATGCAGACCGTAGCTGTCTTCAAGGTAGTTGTACTCAAGCAATCTAAAGCCAATGGATAAGCCTTTGACCAAGCCTGACTTGATTGACTGCCATGCTTCGTCAATGCGGGTTTTGAGTGCGCCTTCATCTTCAATATTTACGATGGTCGCTGTGATCTCAATACCGTCTTCAGTAACTGTGGCATTCGTAACTTCGCCAATCGGTTGGTTATGGTTGTGCTGCCACAAAAAAGGCATGGGCAGCGCAAACTTGGCACCCGCCATATCCATGATGTCGTCATCACGGTCCTGCTTGGGCGTTGATGCGATACCAGTAATGGTGCGACTGCCATCTTCCTCATTGACAGCTTTGACTTTCAATATGCTGTAGGCTTTGGTCATAGTGATTCTCGATTGGCTGTATATAAAATTTCGGCAATAAAAAACCCACCAATTGGTGGGTTTATTTTGCATTCAGATAAGTTTTAATTTATTTAAACGTCGTTTCGCCAGCAGTAGCATAGTGACTCTTCTTCGGTTCTGTTTCTCCATCAAGCTCTGCAAGCAGCTCTTTGAACGCTTCCTCACGTGCTTCTGTATCTTGATACCATTCTTTAGCTAGCTTTTTAGCCTTTTCAGAAATTCTTTTTGACACATTGCCATTATTATCATTAACGGCTAAGGCTTTAGAAAATTCAAAAACCGTTTTTTCAAACTCTTCAAATGTTACATTTGTACTCATAGCATGACACTCCATGTTAAAAAATCATTTAGATTAATTTGACTTATGTTTAGATTGTTACGCAATCACCATGCCGAGTTTACTCTTAAGAGTAGTTATTGAGCTTTCAGTATGGTAAGTCTTTTCTGCAGTAATAATAGTGCATCGACTGCCATGATCTATAATGCCTGTCACACTACCTACCCTAACATATGCATTATATTTAATATTATTATCAACACAAATTAACTTAATAAATTGGTTATTAATTTGCTGTATTTGACTATCCATAAAGCCTCCATTATAAATTTATAATATTGATAAATTATAATGGAGACTAGATTAAATATATCAACACTTGTTAAACAAAAAACATAGTAGGTGCGCCAGTTTTTGGCGGCTCTGGATTTAGGCTCATCAATGCGACGGCGTTGAGCATACCAATGACTGGGTCAATCTTGGCAGTGCCTGACTCAGCCTTACTAATCATCGTGCCACTGCCGCGTACTACTGTGCGAGAGTTGCCAACGCACCAAGCCATAATATCTTGGTCAGCATGCAACAGATGCTTACGCGCGATTTTGTTTTCAGTGGTTTTGATATAGCCTGACATCTTGAAACCTTGACTGACGCCAATGATTTTATCGTCTGGTATTTCTACTGCGTCCAGCTCTTCTATCAGTGTGCCAATGCCAAGTGGGTCCAGTCCGATTTGGTCAAGCTTACCGCTATCAAATACTTGTTTGCATAGCTGAGCGACTTGCTCTGACTCATCACCGATGTTTTTTACAATGACAAGGTCGCCGTCTTTTTCAAACCCTTTTAATGTTGGCGCAATAGACATACGACGTTCTAGTGCAATCGTGTGACACCAAGCGCGTGTCCATACCCACCACGGCTTGATTTGTACTTTCTGTTTAGTAATGCTGTCTTCATACTCTCTTAGCACAATAGGTAATCGACCAACAGCCGCGAAGCCTAGTAAATCATCAAGACCACCGCCATCGATACCGATTGTGATAACCTCTGATGCCTCAATCAGCTCATCTAATGTAAATGGCACAGGAGCAGCTGCCGCTTCCCAAAACTCCACAGCAGCCCAACGATTGGCGCGTAGTGATATACCAATTTGTACGTTGAGATGTTTGGCCGTAAAATCTTGCAGCTCCTCTTTGCCTTCGTCTGCTGCTTTTTTGAATTCACGCTCTAAAAACTTAACACTGACAGATGCGCCAAGATTAGGGTTGGTTATATACCAATTTTCTGGGTTTAGATAAAGCTCATCGTCGATATACTTTTGCGGAAACTCATAGAGTAAGCCTAAGAACTGCGGATCGATAATCTTGCCGTCACGTACACCGCGAGCATAGTCTAGCTTTTGTTTGAATATGCCAGCCGGTTGCTCGTCAGGCATGGTGCTTAGATAAACAACAAACCCTTCAGGGCGTGATGCCAATCCGCCAGTTGCTTCACGCAACATCGATGCGGCATTGGCACGTTTACCAAATAGCCAAAGCTCATCAATCAGCACATAGCTAAATTTACTACCACCAAGTGTGTCAGATTCAGCAGCATAGACTTTCAGTGTGGCGTTGGTGCCTAAATGAGTGATAGTACGTGTATGTGGCGACACGTTAAACATGGCTGACAATTCAGGGTCTGCGCTAATCATATCGCTTGCAGGGCCATAGCTAGCATTAGCAACTTCTTTGGTCGGCGCAATAATAGCTAAGCTTGCACTAAAACGCTCATTGAGCACTAGCGCAATCATCATGATTCCAGCAGCGAGCGTCGATTTCGTATTTTTTTTGCTGATTAGTAAAAAGAACTCAGTGATTAATCGTTCTTGGCTATCAGTGTCATAAGCACCAAAGATAGCCGCGATAAACTCACGCGCCCATTCACGGGTGACATCTCCAGCAGCAGGGCTGCCAATCATATCTACCAGGATTAATTGGTCGAATATTTTTAGAGCAATATCAGCCACGTCTTGATTGAGTGGCTTGCACGGCATGAGAGACTCACCAGCGACGATGCGCTTTTCCCAGTCAGGCAAGGCTGTTGACCAGGTGTCTATCATGGAGGGCTCTTATTGGGTAGTCTTGGACGTGTTTAAAGGCAGCTGATTGTTAAGCGTTCTAAATGCGCCAGTATTGGTAGCAGTTTTAGCATCAAGCTTACCTTGCTCTTTTTTACCAATGGGCGCAGGCTTCGGCTCTTCGTATTGGATAGCAATAGTGGCGCAGCTGATACGGTCTTTCATTGACTTGGCTGGGTTCTTATAGACAGTCTGAAAGAAGTGCAGGGCGTTAACCAACTCAACGACTTCAGCAGATTCGCCCTCAGTCGTTTCGCCAGTCTGTAAAAGATTAATAGCACGCAATTCAGTAATACGATTTTGCACCAACTCATCATCATCGAGATTCTTGAGCTGTCGTTTTGCATTCGCTTCATTTTTAGCTTTATAACCAGCAGCTGCCATCGCCTCTAATTCATCAAGACCATCCGCGACGTTTTGGCAGTACGCTTCCTTTCTTTTAGTTAGCGACATAATGAGAACCTTTCTCAATTAAATAGATTCGGAAAAATGGAAAAATAAATTTGATTTAGCATTTTTTTTGCGCGTGGGAGGGGGAGTGGTGTCCGCTGGATTTGCCCAGAAAATAAATTGACTCCCCCCGGGCTTTTTCGCCAAAAATATCTTAAATTTCTTGGCTTTCGGCGTGTGTTTTCGCAGCATGACAAGGTGATTTGCATAGAGTTTGCAAGTTGTCATCGCTATCAGTGCCACCACGTGCAACATTGACGATGTGATCAAGCTCAAGCTCACCACCAACACGACCGCAAACTTGGCAAGTATATTTGTCACGCAAAAATATCTCATCGCGCTTGCGACGCCAAGGTCGGCCACCGCGTCCATGTCCCCATTTTGATTTGGGTTGGTGGGTATCGCTGACTGCTTTGGTGCCGATAGTTGTGAGGCGTGGGCGTAGGGTTTTCAATGCCATGCTTTATTACCTCCAAAAAGAAAGCCCGCTGCGGGGGCAACGGGCTTAACTGGTGATGTTTGTTTGAGTCTGCTTTGTGATTAGGCAGGAACTTCGAATATGAGAAATACTAAGCCAAACTGTTCCATTAATCAATAGGCCTCTTCTTCATCAATGAGCTGTTTGTCTATCTGACGCCTTACGCGACGAGCGGTAGAGCGGATATCTTTTATTATAAATTCGATGTGCTCTGAGTAATTATTGCGTGACCATGTTGCTTTAGATATACCAGCAAATGCTGCTCGTTCATTACCTGACCAAGCAAAGCCAGTGGCTTCATTCACTGGGTATTGCAATTCCGCAAGGGCTGTGGCACTAAGTGCTGCGCTGCACTTTAACGGTTTGTCTTCATAATTCCATTTGATGCTGTATCTAGAAGCTATGCGCTGCTGGATGATCGGGTCAAACCCGCTATAGATATAATGATAGCAATCAGACTCTATCTCATGAATGTTTGCATAAGCTTCAGCTGCTGCCCTTAAGTATTCTTGACGCATGATAAATATCCCCCGTTATTTATAGCCAATATAAGGGCGTGTGCATAGTTGCGTCAAGATGTGCAGGGTTTGATTTAAACTATGCACGTCTGAACCCATTGGTATTACTGGCTTATATGACTGATGTTCATAGTGTGCATAGTGTGCATAGTTATATCTACGCATGGAAATAAAAAAATATAGCTTTGATTGTCCTATATATTAAATAAATAATTATTTCCCGCGCGCACATACGGAAAAACCCTGCACACTATGCACAGGGTCGCTATAAGCTATATGGGGTAAAGGCTGTAGACGTGCATAGTTTGTTTTTATACTATGCACATGGGGTGCACACTATGCACATGGTTGGCTATTTTGGGTCAAGTTTGTGACCGATAGCGTTCTTCATGAGCTGGATTTGCATTCCAAGCCATAATTGCTGGTTAGCAGCATCAGGCGTTGGGTAGTTCGTTGGCATGTTGATAGCAATAATTGTCGATTGAACAGGCCGCGCGCTGCCTTGCATTTGGTATCTTAGTCGCTCTTTGTGCTCACGTCTACCAATATATGTCATTAATTTCGTTTTAGTGGTGCCACGTTCGCCGCCCTTACGACACCAATGCTGATAGTAGTCGTATAGATCGTCGGTCAGAGAGCTGCAATAAGGGATGCCAGCCTCACCTTTCACCCAGTCATCATAGAATACTTCCCAGTTCGGTTGGCTGAGTCTGATCAGTTGACGCTTGCTACCCGTCATGATTGCGGGAGAGTGTGCTGTTTGGCCATTAAGGTCCAGTTTCATAAGATAAGTATAGAACGCGCGGAGCATGTCATCATTTGTATTATCTAGAGCTTTCGCGACATCTTTTAATAAGGGTTCGGGAATCTTTTTCTTTGGATAACAGACGACATGGCGGCGGTCGTTCTGCTCTAATGATAGCGGCATCATGTTGTTTGATAAAAATATCGCGTTGACATAGTTGTCTTGCTTCCAACCGCTCATAAACTTTTGATTAATATAAATAGTGTTACCGGTGATGAGCTGCTTGACCATGCCCATCTGTGAATAGCGGTCACTACCACTGAATATCTCTTCAAACAATGCATAAAGTTTGTTTGATACCCAATCATTGTACTGCGACTCAAGCTGACCTTGTCCCAATATCACACCGTAGTCGCCATATATGCGCGTCATGATGCGGTCAAAGAATAACGATTTACCAGCGCCTTGTATCTCACCATGAAAGATAAGGGCTGTGTCGAGCTTTGTGCCTGGGCGCTGTAACGGGATTGCAAGCCACCTAACTACCCAGTCGTAAATAGACTGATCGCCTTCGCATAAATGCAATAGGAGCTCTATGATAGGAGTGCATAGCTTTTGCGCATCGTCAGCGGTCATGTTGTCGACAGGTTTCATTGGTAGCCCATCAAATGTATTGATAGCGATATCCTTGTCGTGCTTGGGTACTTTTGTGCGAGTAGGATCAAACCAGATATTATCAGCCTTGACCGTAATGCGCGCCTCAGATTTGAGCCATATATCATACTCGTTTGGTCGTGCAAGCTTGATGGTATCGACGGGCAAACGAATACGCTCAACGTCATCCCATACTTCTTTTGTGCCGTAAATGAGAAAGTAACGGTCAAACATCGACTGTGCTTCGACTACCATCAGCTCATCGCGGTCTTTTGAGACTTCCGCTTTGCTAATCTTGCTATGCTTTGCAAGCCACCATAAGTCTGCCAGCTTTTTGTTGCCAGCTTCGCTTACAAACTGAGTCTTTGTATACTCAATCTTTTGCTCAAGATCATATACTTTATTAGTGCCTTTGCCGATATCCATTATTTGAGCATAACGCTTAAGCATATTGGCCAAGCGCATGTCTCGCTCAATGTCAGCCGGTACATTGCCGTTGTGCTGAACGTTTGCCGACGTAGGTGCACTGTCGTCGTCATTAGCTGCCTGAGTCACTATTGACTGATTGGCTAGTGCATGTTTGATTTGGCGTGCTACTTCGTTGAGGCCCGCAGCTGCTGCGAGGTCATTAAAATCTGTATGTTGTTTGCCTTGCATTACGCCGCATCCTTATCTATTTCTAGTGTGTCGAAGCTTGGGGTGACAACTTCACCAGCTACATTGATAGCGGCTTGCTGTGCCTTATGAATGCCTGCGTTATATTCAACAAGTAATTTTGGTTCCTTGCCGTCGGCGATGTCTTTATCCCGCATCTTGATAGCCGTCGCACTGTCATCGTCAGCACAGATGATAATGCGATGATCGGGATATTGAGCGCGTATCGACTGAGCCACCGGAATGAGGTTATGAGCATTAAACGCGACGATGACCGGCAAGCTATAGCTCATAGCATCGAATACAGTAGCGCCAGTTGCATAGCCTTCACAAATCAATATCACGCCACCGCTGAACATAGCGGCACTACCAATCGTAAAGTAAGCGCCGCTGACTAGACCGCCTTTCAAAAATAACTTTTCGCTATCAGGTGCAATCGTCTGTACGTTGACCAATGTGGTTTGCTTGGTATCAGTATTATAGTAATGCATCGGTATGATTAGATTATCGTTCGTATCTTGGCGCAAGCCGATAGCTGATACACCTTTGCGTAGTAAGTAAAGATGATCGTCTGTGGTGGGTTTAGCATTATCCCACATGCTTTGGGCGCGACTGGCGGCATCGATACGAGCTTGGCGCTTTTCTGCCTTCTCAGCCGCTTCACGTTCGACTTGCTGTGATTGCCATTGGGTGCGTTGCTCATCCGTCACTTCACTCGTTGCGTCTAGTCCGATAGCACCTGCAATAAGCTTGTTGGTCTCGTAGACATCAAGGTCGGTATATTGCTGCACAAGCATAAAGCCGTTACCAGCACCACACTGCGAGCATATCCACGTGCCTTCGCCGCGCTTATCATCACAGCGAAAGCGATCATCGCCGCCACACATAGGACATGACTGATGCTGATGGGCAGGTTTGCTGAAGCTAATGCCAGCAGCAGGGAATATGGTCGAGACATAATTGCCGACAGCTGCTGCTCGTATGGCTTCGAAATCTAGCGGGGTGCGTTTATCTGTCATTATGTCTCTCCATATTACGCTTGGCATTTTCTAAAATTGTTTGAATATGACCGATTAACGCATGGCCGTCCTTTTGCATGCTCGCATATTCATCAGCCTCAATAATCTTGTCAGCATAAGCGTCCAATGATGTGCTGTTTAAGTTGGCAAACTTTTGACCAAGCAATGCAATATCAACCATTTCATCACATTGATTATCAGCATCAGGAAGCAAAAACCATCCTGCGTTGCCATGCGCGCAGCAGATAGCATCCATGATTAACGGCGACTGGGTATGTTCGAGCACTAATTCAATCGTCTCAGGCGCTAGTGTGTGACTGCTACGGTTTGGATTCACTTGTAAAGCAAGCGTGTTGTAGTTCACACCATAGATATCAGCAATCTTACCCAGTGTCCCGCGCTCTTTTTTGCAAGCGTGGTAGACGGATTGTTCAAGTGATAATACGCAATGAGCTGCGCGCTGAGCGGATGTAAAAATTGTTGTCGACATATTGCCCCCGTTATTGTCGTTCTTTTATTACTTGCTTACCGTTATGCTAGGTCTTGTTGATTACTTGGATCGTTAGCTGGCTCAGGGAAGATATCAGGCCGTAGTTCATGACATGAGACTCCAGTTGCTTGAGATACTTTCACCACCCATTTAGCTGATGTTTTTTTATCGCGGTTGAGCCAATTCCATATATTTTGTTGCTTTAGTTTTTCTTGATTGGGATCGATGCTTTTGGCTAGTTCAGTTTGACCGCCAGCGGTTTCGACTGCTTTTTGCAAAGCCTCTAAAGGACTGAGGAGTTTATCGATTTCACGCATGATGTAAATCCTTTGTTGTTAATTTTAGTGTATTTAATCATTTGTTGTTAATTATGTCAAATCCTTTGTTGTTAGCTTTATAACGTCATTTGTTTTAATTTATGGGTAGAATATAAGGGGCACAGCTATGGCGTTAGGATTGAGAGTAAAAGAAGCACGAGAACATAGAGGACTTACACAAGGTGAATTGGCTGATAAAATCGGCTGGTCACAGCAAGCGCTTTCCACATTAGAGAAGAGAGATAGCAAAAAAAGCGCGTATGCATCTCCCATAGCAAAAGCACTAGATATAGATATTGATTGGTTAATGGGTGGCACAGGTGAGATGCTTATCAAGCCGGAAAACAAGAGCCCATCAAAGAAACCCATCAAATATGTACCGGTTAAAGGGTCAGCGCAGATGGGCGACCAAGGCTATTGGATAGAGTTGGATTACATGGGTAATGGTGGTGACGGGTACTTGGAGGTTAATAACGCAAGTGACGATGCTTACGTCATAAGGGCTGTGGGCGATAGCATGTTCCCTGCATTACGTTCTGGCTGGTACATAGTATTCGACCCGAAAAGAGATCCATGCGCGGGTGAGTATGTACATATTGTATTGGCTGATGGTCGCAACATGATAAAAGAGTTCGTGAGCTGTCAACATGGGGTGCTTACTGTTATATCTGTAAATGGCATGGAGCGTATGTCTTTTAACTGCGATGATATAAAGGTTCTAAACCCATTTGTGGAGATACAGCCACCCAGTCGCCTGCGTGATGAACTGCATGTGCTGGATAATGAATGCGCGGAGAATTGATAATGACAAGTAGACCATGGCTCGAATATTGGGCTGAGCATTATTTTGCCAATGCAAAACCTGTGTCCGATAGCAACCCATTAGCCTTTGGTTGGTGCGTTTATATCGAAGTTTTTGAATTTGACTAACCTAAATTAATACCCATTTTGTTGTTTTATTATTTTTATTTTAATTATAAACAACAAAAGATTTGACACTATTAACAACAAATGATTAAATATACCCGTAATCAACAAAACGGGTGTAATGTCATGTCTCAATATCAAACCAACGGAACGGTCCCACCAAGTCGCGCACAAGCTGAAATCGAACGCTTACACGCGATCCTCTCTGAACGCAATCAGCAGCTCCAAACTATTGAGCAGCAAATCACTCATAACGAAATAAGCACCAAGCATGGGCGTAGAAATACGCGCTTGCTAATGGTGCTTTGCGCCATTTTGATTGTCGCATTGTCGTTGGGAGGTGTTGCATGAGCCAGTCAAAACCTATACCAAAATTAATCAGTCGCTTTGAAATTGGCTTCGATAATGAAACCAAAGTCGAAATTGGTGCTTTAAAAAGCAAGTTAGATGAGGTATTGCGCGGATTATCTGCTAAAAATGACAGTCACGGCGACCGATTGCTTGCCGCTATGCTAGCTGAAGCAGCTAATGATTCGCCTGTAACGTCCTCTTCTTGGGAAAATGATCTTAATCTCTCGACCGTCAATGATGTCGATTATCTAAGCGGTAGCGGCTTAGAAGAATGCGTACCACGTATTGATGACGTGCTAGACCAACCTAATTGGCTCTCAGAGTCAGCACCACAAATCACCCAAGCTGATATGCAGCTTATCTTTATCAAAAACCTATCTGAATGTCTCGTCCAGCGCATGCATAGCATGGATCGTTTTAGTGAGGATGATTATGCGATTGGTGGTGATAAGTTGATGGCTTGGGATATTTTGATTTACGAACCTTTAAATAGCTACGCTGTTTTAATAGATAACCGTCAAAAACCTAAAATAGCGGATTTATTGGTATTTTGGAATACTGGCGCAGCCGCTGATGCTAACTGGAATACTGATAGCGGCGCATTTGCAACGTTGCGCACCATTACAGAAGCCGAACTGCCAGCATTCCGTGCTGCACTGGAGGCTTGCTATGCGTAATATCGCCAATATCAAGCCGAGCGTCATCTTAGTATCTCTTATCCATAACGCCAAACTTAGCAACACTGTCAGCCGTATCGCCTTACGGGATGCCGAAAACCAGTGGTGCAAGCATATTACCAAGCCCATCGAACTACGCGACCAGCACACTATGCTTGATGTTGCTGAGCAACTGCGCCTAGTAATCGTGCAAGTGTCACAGCGTCGTTGCCGTATCAATCCAATGTATTGGGCGACATTGGTGCATTTAGAAGCTGACTTACGCAAGGCGTATGCTCATAACATCAACCTTGAGCCGCTACTTGACACCGTAGCTGCCAATAGCGAACACAGTGAGGTAGCGTAATGTCTATCAATACCCAAAAACGTAAAGGGCCTTTGCTGATTAATGTCAGCGGCGCGCCTCACATCGGTGTCACTACCGCCTGCGAACGCGTGCAACGGTGCTTAAATGCTCAAGGCATTATCACTGACGTTATCGTGCTTGAGCGTGGCATCGATGTAGTCAACTTTGACGATGATTATTTGCTTGGCAACTATGGTCACTTGGACGTCATTTTGTTTGATAAGCATCGTAATGCTGACTCTGCTGTCAAACGTCGTATGATTCAGCCGCTTTGGGACACTGAGGGCGTCGTACCCGATATCAGCGTCTTACTCAGTTGCACACCTGATAACTATAAGTGTCAAATCCGCAATCGTATCGACAAGCGCAAGAAGTTTGAACATCACGGCTACTACCTGGCAATCGATAGGGAGCATTACGGTACGCGCAACCATCATGTCGTCAATATCGATGGTAAAAACGGGCAGTTATACGCAGCCGGTACGATTAAAAGTCTGATATTACGGGAGCTGCGGCGATGAGAGTCTCGTTTGTATTGAATGCCAATCAAGATATAAAGCATGTTATGGCGAACCGCATTCGCGTGATCGAGCATAACTTTAATATGGAAGTGCAAGGCTTTGCTATTAAGCAGATAAGCAGTGCTAATTTCGATGTTAATTATGAATCTTTAGGTTCAGAAGAGGTTAAGCAGGCTTTATCTGGTTGGGATTGTGATTTGCAGTTCCAAATTCAGCTTGAATTTAGGGAGGTAGATGAAGATGCGGAAAACACTATCACTTAACCCACGCACTCATCTGTTTATCAAGGACAGTGCGCTATTTATCAAGCTTCAGCGGCCACACAATTTGGACCCAATGAAAGCAGATTATTACATTATCAAAAAATTCAGCATCAACCGTCTAAAAGAGATCCGCGACTGGGCAGATGCAATTATTAAAGACAGTGAGAGTAGTAATGTCAAAAAAGATTAAAAGAATCACGTTTGCAGCAAACAATTACGGCTTGAGTTGGTTGGAAGTAGACACAAGCTGTTGGGAGATTGTAGAGGCATGCAGCGCTGGTAGTCACTTGATTGGTAGGGCATGTCGCTTAGCTGATCGTGGAATGAAAATAGAATATCGCTACGGTATCGGCTATAAGCGTATCGAAGCGAACGTTGAGAAGATGGGGTAAGTAATGGCTGATGATGCTGATCGCGCAAACGACTATGTTGATTTAACACTGGCTCACTGCCTAAGTCGCGCGCCAAAATTTGATAAACCGTCACTGACAGAATGTTTGGAATGTGGCGAAGATATACCGGCTAGACGCCAAGCAGTGGGTGGGGTAACGCTCTGTGTAGACTGCCAAAGCGTATTTGAGAAAAGGGGACGGTGATGTTAACCAATAATGAGCAATTATTAGTAATAACTGGCACTTCTATCTTCCTTGGCATGTTGGTAGTCGCAGTGGTTTGGTTGTTGTCGATTGAATTGAATAAAGGGGAATGATCGTGAGTGATGTGGTCTTAGAGTGTTGTGATTGTGGTCACAAATACAAGGAAGATGATGCCAAGCGTATACCCGACCCAGATAACTGGATTGTGGTGCTTAGGGTGTGCCCAGAATGTGATTGCCCTGATTTCTATATGGAGGATATGGAAGATGACTAATACAACTAATATTCCGCAAGTTATTGACCAGCTTATTGAAGTGATACAAAATGGAGGCGGGTTGATTGACTGGGTGCAGGCTGAGCGCTTTGAGCAAATCACTGGTATCAAGCAATCATCGTTACGCGGCAAGCATGAGATGTGGCCAGAAGGCATTGTCTGGGCTAAGTTTGATGACGGTCGCCTCTATTATAGTATTGCGGGGTATAACAATTGGGCAAGTCAGCAAGCAGCAAATCGCTGCCCACAGGCGTCACCGACAGAAACGGCACCATCCGTATCTGGTGGATGTGGCACAAAAAGAGACACTGGCAAACGCTTGAAAAGCTCCCCGCGACAGAACGTGGCTACACCGCCGCGTCTGTTATCAGAAATCGCTTAGCTGAACATGCCAAATGGGGCACACTTACTGACGATATCATCAATGAATTATGCGGTAATGATGATGCCCCAAAAACTACTCCTACCTTTTTAGACTATGCCAGGCTTTATCTAAAGCAAGCCGACGTCAGCAAAGCCACCTTGCGCGAATACGCAAAATCCCTCGATAGATATTGGATACCGCCCTGGTACCAACGTGAAATTCATACCATTACCGCAAAAGAGGTCCGCACATTGATAGCGGACATTATTTGGTCTAGTGAAAAGACACGTAATAACAACCTAATTCCCTTGCGCGGGGTTTTTGCGATTGCATTGGATGATAGCGTCATCCATGCCAACCCAGTCGATAAAATAAAGAATACCAAGCATCAAGCCCCACCGCCGGACCCATTTAGCCGCGATGAAATGGAGCGCCTGCTTACATGGTTGCATGACAAACATGGTAAAGATGAAGCTGTATATTGGTTATATTTTGAATTGGCGTTTTGGACAGGTATGCGTACGGGTGAGCTGCTCGCGCTGACTTGGGATGATATCGATTGGGATGCGGGACTGATTAAAGTAAGCAAAGTCATGAGTGATGGGGAGCTAGTTAATCGCACCAAGACGGCTGAATATCGTGATGTCTTCTTTAATGCGCGCAGTGAATATGCGCTGAAGCGATTAAAACGTATCAAATCACCAGTCAGTGATCGGCTGTTTATGTCCCCGCGCTTCATTAATAGTGCGTGGCAAACAGATAAGACGCCAAGACGAGCACTTACAGCAGCGATGAAAGCGACCGGCATACGACATCGAGCCACTTACACAACGCGTCATACTTTTATAACAAACTGTTTAACGGATGGATTGAATATTTACTTTGTGGCCAAACAAACTGGCCATAGCGTGAGAACGCTTGAGACTAGATATGCGCGCTGGATCGACGTGTCGAAAGCACGTAGTGAGATTGCTAAATTAGATACGGGGAGTAGGTGA